CTGCAAGCTCAAATCGACGAAATGAAGTCAACCGACGAAGGAGTGAACAACTGATGCGCATACATGTTGTGCTCAACGCTGACAAGTGGATTGTGTCGGCGAGCGACAGCCGGTTGATTGCCGAATGCGACACAAAAGCTGTGGCGGTCAGGAAAGCAATAGCGGTTGCCAAGGAAGAAAAAGCAAGGCTGTATGTGCATTGCGCGGATGGGACAGTTGAGAAGGTAACGGACTATAAGGAGTAAGCATGGACGCAGCGGAAAGAGCGGGAAACGCAATCGAACGCAGGGTTATGCGCGATATCAACGCCATTTATACCCGTGCGCTGAAAGACGCTCTTGCTGACCAAAAATCTTTCCTTGCCAAAATTGCCGATATTGACGCAGGAAGGATTAAGCCGCCAGCGTTTTACGACACTCCCGAAAAGGTGCTAAAATGGCGGCAGGGGTTCACCCGCGAACTGATCCGCAAACAGCGCGTTGTAGAGGGCATACAGGCGCGTTTGAAGGAAGCCGGTAAAGAAGCCGCACCTGTCATTCAAAACGCCATGACGGAGGTTTACGGGGCAAACAGGGCATACACAGCGGATGTCATCGCAAAAAAGACCAACGTCAGTTTTGCACAGTACGACAAGCGACAAATTGACATTTTACTGCAAGACAACATGCCACCGTTTTCAAAGATCGCATACAAAGGGATGGGCGCTAACCATGAAATTGTGCGAAAGCTTTCGCGGGAAATGGCACAGGCAACGATCAACGGAGAAAGCCAGCGCGATATTGTGAAGCGCATACGCGAGGTAACAGGCCAAAGCAAGTACCAAGCGCAGCGCGTTGCACAGACAGAGCGTACACGCGTTCAAAGCCAAGCGAGGGCACAAGCGATGGACGAAGCTGCCGCGATGGGCGTGAAGGTCACAAAGACGTGGAGCGCAAGGATGGTAAATACCCGCGATACGCACGGAAGCCCGCCTCTTGGCGTAGATGGAGAGACGGTGCCGAATGACCAGCCGTTTTCAAACGGGCTGATGTACCCAGGCGATCCGATTGGTGACGCTTTTGAGGTCATAAATTGCCATTGCGTGCTTATACCGGGGGTGGCTTGATGGGTACGCAGATCAAATTTACGGACAATAGCGACAAAGTCAAGGCCATGATGGAAGGGAACAAGAAAGCCGCATTGGCGGCGATGGGGATTACGGCGGTTGGGCTGATTATAAAGCAGATGCAGTCAGGATACCAAGACCCGCACCCCACGCGCGATTCTCAAGGCCGACTTACAGGCGGTACGCATACCGACATTCGATTTACGGGCGATCTTATGCGCGATGTGAACGCGGAGGTCGAAAACAGCGGGGCTGATACTGTGGACGTAGGAAATTCCCTTGGTTATGCGTTGTTTGTTCACGAAGGTACAAGCAAACTAAAAGGACGACAGTACATTAAGGACGCGATTACGAACGGCACAAACCAACTGAAACAGGTTGCGGAGAACGAACTAAAGAAAGGGTTCTAATATGCAAAACCAAGTTGTTATTGACGGGAACACAAGCGACGGATATCATACGTTCAACGAACTATACCATCACCGCGCTGTCCTGTTTTCTGTGATCGTATCAAATTATCCCGCTTGGTGTTGGAAATCAAAACAGCATCACGACGGTACGATGTACGATGGCATGTTTATTGTCGGCATTGACACTCCGGATGGACAGGCATCATATCACTACGACATTGACCCTTACTGGTCAATGTTCGGCTGCAAAGAACTAGAGAATGCGCCAGTTTGGGATGGACATACCCCAGAGCAGGCAATCGAGCGCATTGGAAATATGGCATTCCGGCATAACGCCGTTTGCAAATAACAATCGTGCGGGAAGAACCCCGCCCAAAGAAAAGGAGATTGTAACATGTTACAACGTAAAGCATTAAGCGCGATGGGGATTGAGCCTGAAAAGATTGACCAAATCATTGAGATGCACGCTGAAACGGTCAATGGGCTGAAAGACGAAATCGCCAAGTACAAGGCAGACGCGGAAAGTCTGCAAACCGTCACGAAAGAACGTGACGAGTGGAAAAAGAAACATGATGACGTTCTCGCCAAGCAGCCGGACGCGGCCAAGGTACAGGCCGAATACGAAGCTTACAAGAAGGACGTTGAAACCAAAGCCTCCAACGCCAAGAAAAGCGAAGCGCTTTGGGAGAAGCTACTCGCGGAGGGCGCGAACCCTGACGCGAAGGAACTTCTGTTGCACAGCGCAAACTTTGAAGCCGTTACGCTCAACGAAAAGGGCGAAGCAGACGTATCCAAAGCCGTTGACCCGATCAAAACTACCTACGCTAAGTATTTCGGCGTTGTGGCTGAAGCAGGCGCTCCGAAGAAAACGCCGCTTGTTGGCGCTCCGGCTCCCGAGCGCGACAAAATGACCGACGAAGAATGGTTTGCCGCAAAGCAAGCGGCAAAAGCAAAATAACCCGATTACGAAAGGATGAATTATTATGGCAGTAGCCACCAACACCCTTATCTCCATTACCGAGTTTTCCCGGCGCGTGCTTGACCGGCTGATCGAGAACCTCGTTTTCCCGAACTTGATCTACAAGGACTTCTCGCAGGACTTCGTCGAGGACAAAGGCGCGTCCATTCAGGTCAAGAAACCTGTGATCCTGACGGCCTCCGAGTTTGTGCAGGGAACCGGCGTTGTTGCGCAGAACACCGAGCAGGAAAGCGTTACCGTAACGCTTGACCACCTTGCCGATGTGACCGTGGAATACACCGCCTTGCAGCGCGCTTGCCTTGTGAGCGAAGCCACACTGAACAGCTTCATCGAATCTGCCGCCATCGCGCTGGCGCAGAAGATCAACTCTGATGGCCTGCTGCTTTACAAGGACATCCCGTATTACAGCGGTTCGGCAGGCTCCACGCCTGACGGGCTGGATGACTTCGCCAACGCCGCCCTTGTGCTGGACAACCACAACGTGCCGCAAGGGATGCGTAAGGGCCTGTGGAACCCCGCCGCTTACGCGAAGTTCCGCGTGCTTGACGCTATCGTGGGTGCGGACAAGTCCGGCTCCACCGACGCGCTGCGCATGGGTGAGATTGGCAACATTTCCGGCATCAGCAACTTCATGAGTCAGTCCGTCAAAACGCACACGACCGTTGGCGCAGGCACGACCATCGCCATTGATTACGTTGCTGGCTATTCCGCTGGCGCGACCGCGCTGCACATCGACGGTCTGTCTGCTGGGTTTGCTGTGGGCGACGTGTTCACGCTTGGGAGCAAGCCTTACACCGTCGTTACCGCTGGCACGTTGGCGACCGCCGATCAGGATATCACGATCTACCCTGCGCTGGTCGCTGATGCTGCTGACGGCGATGTGCTGACCCCGATTGCGTCCCACGTGTCGAACCTCGTGTTCCACGAAAACGCGTTTGCGTTCGTCACCCGTCCGCTGGTGCTGCCCGCAGACAAAGAGGCCTATGTCACCAGCTTCAACGGCGTTTCCATGCGTGTTGTGCGCGGCTATGACATGACGTTCAAGAAGGACGTTATTTCCATCGATTGCCTGTACGGCTACAAGACCATGTATCCTGAAATGGCTGTGCGTGCGCTGGGTTGATGAATGATTGGGGGTGGATAGCATGTTGATCGAAATGATGCGCGAGTGCAAAAACTTCTTTGAGCTTCGGAACGATGGGTTTTACCAGGACTACAAAACGCGCCCTGTATATCCCGTGACCGAGTTTGAGGATGATTACACCATCGCGTCCGGCGTGCTGTCCACCCTTGACACGACCATCAAAACAGGGCAGTACATCGCCATCTATGGGAGCACACTCAATGACGGAATCTGGAAGGTAGGCGCAGGTGGTGCAGGTACAATAACAAGCGACATTGCTGGCGTTACCGCGCAGAACGAAACCTTTCACGCGACTATTTACCCGCTGAAAGTGCCTGCCGACTTCGTAATGCTTGCCACAGAGATCACCGCATGGCGTACGAAAGCGGTTGAAGCGTCTCCGTATGTGTCGGAAAGCTTTGGAAAGTATTCGTATACCAAGGCACAACGGCAAGGCGGCGGAAACGTCACATGGCAAGCGCAATTCGCCGACCGACTTACTCCGTACAAGCGGATGTTTAAGGGGTTGCCGCTATGAGCTTGACGGACTTCATGGAATCGTTCAAGTATCAAACGCTAACGCAGACGGATTCTCCTTTGGGCGGGAAGATTGATACATGGACAGACGGCGCAACCTTCCTCGCGGCGATAACGCTTGACGTGAGCATGGAAATGCGGATAGCGTACCAGAACGGCCTAAAGAAGCAGTACACGCTTGCGTTGCCTGACGGCGTGACGCTAACGCAAGACATGCGCGTGAAGCAGGTATCGACCGGGCTTGTATACCGCGTAACGTCGAAGTCTGCTGACGATCACACGCCCGCGATTGCTGGAATCCAATTCAGCCAGGTTACAGCGGAGGTGATCGAATGACCGGGTTGCACGCAGCCTTGCAAGCTTTTTGGGGCGGGTTCACCTATGGGACGGCCATCAAAGCGTATGAGCAGGGCAATGTGCCCAGCGCCGCGACGTACCCTTACATTACCTATGAGGCCGTGGATGGCGCAATGCTTGGGGCTGGATTCTTGACCGCGTTTGTGTGGGTGCAAAAAACAAGCGGGACGGATGCACAAGCGGTGCGCGCCGCTATCCTTGACCTGATTGCTGCTGCTATTCCTGACGAAGGTATCACCCTGACGCTCGCTAACGGTCACGGTTCAATCGCCCTGTATCGCAATGACGTGGGCTTTATGAGCTACTACGATGACCCCACCGACGCGAGTGTGCTGGGCGGACGAATCAGCCTAGAGGCTCACTACTACACAACATAAGGAGGGCGTAAGCCTATGATTAAAGGCGTTCGCGCCGCCAGCTTCGAGAAATTGCAGCTCAATGCCGGCGCGTTTCTGAAAAACTTCAACTATTCTGCCTATGCCGATGCTGATGCGCTGAAAATGGCGATCCGCGCCGCGCTTGCCAGTGATACTTACGTGCTGGGTCTGACACAGGGCGGCGGGACGTTCCAAGCTGCGCCAAACATCCGCAAGATTGAGGGCGACGGCATCCGTGGCAACCTCAAAGGCGCGACCGTCAACGACGGCTGGGATGTGAAGCTCACTGGCACCATGAAGGAAATCACCGCCGACAACATGCA